CTCTTGAGTTATAAATCTCAATATCAATTGGGTCGAAACTTACCGATGGTCTAGTAAAGTCGATTACTTGTTTTGTTAGTTCAGTTCTTGGTGTAGATACGCCGAAGTTTTCAAAAACTACACGGAATCTATACTTTAACTTTGGCATTAACAAACCTTGGCTTGAGCCTGATTGGTCTGTTGCTAATGGTGTTGTCATTCTAGTCAATGATGATACTGACATATTTTACTCCTTAATTATACTTAATCTTATTTATCCTATTCAACAAGCATAAAAAACGACCAATATAAAAAATGAGTTTATTAATAAAAAACTAAATAAACCGATGAATTTGGCGATGTTGCCATTTTCTACAAGTCTGGAATGACTTTAAACTATATTTTAACCACATAGGAGAAATTATATGTTAAAAGATATCGTAGGCTGGATTAAATCTGGCACAGAAGCAGGTGTAGCATTGATTGCGTTCGCAATCGTATTACAGGTTATTTTCGGTGGCACAGTGCCATTCATTGGTGGTGACATTATCGGCACCATCACTGGTATTGTTGCACAACTTGGTGCTCAAGGTCTTGTTGGACTAGTAGCCGCTGCTGTTTTATATAAAATCTTTAATAAGTAATATATAATCAACCAATAAAAAAGGCAACTGTTAAAGGTTGCCTTTTTTTATGAGTAAAACATATTATTTCCTATGTCTAGTTAATCATTGATACTATACCCATTATTATAATAAAGCACATAAAGCACATCGTTACGATATCTTCACCATTGCCGTTAATTTCTTTTGACCAATCATACTTTTTCATAGTACCTCCTTATTGGCTATTAAACAAATTTCATAATAATTATATCAGTACCTCCTGTGTTATTTAAAAAACTCTTACGAGTGATATTATTTAGTTGATGGGAATTAATTCATTTTATGATAAATATGGGCATTAAACATATTAAGGGTGTGGGTTATAATCATAGCCCTTATCCTTATCATTTCCATTCTTTTTAGATTCCTTTTTCTTATCTTTAAATACCTTGCTCTTGAACAATGGTGTTCTAACAGAGTGGAGTATTTTATTTTTAATTTCATGTTTCATTTTATTCTCCGTTCATATAAATTATTTTAAACCTAAATGGGTATTTAGGTCAACCCCATCATAAAATAAAAATCACATTGTATATAATTATATGTTTTTAGCATATTTTATATAATGCAACAATCAAAATTAGGTTCACTCACTGAATCATTGCTAAATATCACAAGCGGATTTTTCGTATCTCTAATAATATGGATTTACATCGTTGCTCCATTATGGAACATTGAAATGACCATGCTTGATAATCTTGGTATTACGGGAATATTCACGGTAAGTGCTGTAATACGTTCTTACGTGTGGAGAAGAATCTTTAACCATCACCTTTGTAAAACGGAAAAATAAATGATAGATTTATATAATGACGACTGTTTAGTTGTATTAAAAACATTAGATGACGACAGCATCGATTCAATTGTGACTGACCCACCGTATGGACTTAGTTTCATGGGGAAGAAATGGGACTATGACGTTCCAAGTCAAGAAATATTCGAAGAATGTTTACGTGTATTAAAACCAGGTGGTCACTTATTGTCATTCAGTGGAAGTAGAACATATCATAGGATGGCAGTACGTGTTGAAGATGCTGGATTCGAGATAAGAGATATGATTTCTTGGAATTTTGGAAGTGGATTCCCGAAAAGTTTAAACGTTGGTAAAGCAATAACAGCAACAGCAACAGAAATTTATGGTGGTAGCGGCAGGAAATCAATTCGTAAGGCAAGACTAGGAGACGAATATGAACCAACCGGACAAGAAGATTGGCAGAAAGGGTTCTTTGATAAGAAAGCACAAGGGTCAGATAACACTCCTATCGAAACTGAACTAACCGAGAATGGTGGGAAGTGGGAAGGTTGGGGTACTGCTTTAAAACCAGCACATGAACCAATCGTCATGGCACGTAAACCAATTTCAGAAAAAACCGTTGCTGCCAATGTTCTAAAACATGGCACAGGTGGAATCAACATCGATGATAGTCGAGTTGCAGGTACACCAGAACCAACACGATTTAACCCATCTAAGCACTCACATGATGGGTGGAGGATGAATTCCACAGGAGAGGAATGTGCTATAAACGCAGAAAAAACATCAGGCAGATTCCCATCTAACATAATTATGTCACATCACCCTGAGTGCCAATGTATTGGCGTTAAAACGGTAAAAGGTAATAGCAAACCACATGAGTTAAATTCCAATACAGAACAATACGAAGGATGGGGGAATATAACTTTCCGAAAAGGTGAAATGGTTGGGCATGGCGATGAAGATGGAAATGAAACAGTAGATGATTACATTTGTCACGAAGATTGCCCAATCAAGATTATGGATGAACAGAGTGGTGCGTCATCGATTAATGGCGGAGCATCAAGATTCTTCTACTGCGCTAAAACATCAAAGAATGAACGTAATTTAGGATTGGACGACTTTCCGACCAAAGATGGAAGAAACACACATGACAAAGGTTTGTCCAATGTTATTAGGAAATGTCCAACTCATGATGTATCTATTCCATTAGGAAAATCTACTTATGGGTGTGGGTGTGGTTTTAAATTCGATAACAATCTAACTATAAAAACAACAAAGAACAATCACCCAACCGTGAAACCAATTAAATTAATATTGTACCTACAAACGTTAGTAACACCAAAAGGTGGAACCACACTAGACCCGTTCATGGGAAGTGGAACATCGGGGATGTCAGCAAATATCGCTGGATTTAATTTCATTGGTATTGAAATGGATAAAGATTATTTCAAAATTGCAGAAGCAAGAATCAATGCTTCTGACGATATGGTTTTAGATGATGATGATAAGGTGATTATAAAAGAAAACCAACCATCAATAAACACTTGGTTTGAATGATTAACTTACATAAAGGCGATTGCCTAGAAGTCATGGATAGGCTTATTGCTGATGGTGTAAAGGTTGATGCTATTATAACTGACCCACCTTATGGAACTACTGCTTGTAAGTGGGATAGTGTTATAAATTTATATGATATGTGGGAAAGATTACGAGGGTTAGCAAAAGATGAAAATACCCCTATTGTTTTATTTGGACAACAGCCATTTACAACAGAGTTAATTGGCTCAAACATTCAGAACTTCAAATGGCAGTGGTATTATAAAAAACGAATTGCTAGTAATTTTGCAAGTGCTAAATATCAACCAATGAAGCATATTGAAGATGTTTGTGTGTTTACGAAAACAGGTAAGAAGGCGAACTATTATCCAATAATGCAACCAAGAGCGGAAAGTGGCAAAAGTAGAATAAATGCAGGTTTCAAATATAATTCAGAAGGAAAGGCAGATGTTATAGGTGGTATACAGAGAAATAATACAGAGATAGAGTATAACCCAAACATGAAAAATCCAGAGAATATTCAAGAGTTTAATAACAGGGCGAAAGGTGCTAGAGGTAGTCACCCAACACAGAAGCCTATTGAATTACTTGAATACTTAATTAAGAGTCACACCAACGAAAATGAAATAGTCTTAGACTTTACTATGGGCAGTGGAACTACAGGTGTTGCTTGTAAAAACCTAAACAGAAAATTCATAGGTATTGAGCTAGACGATAAATATTTTGATATAGCCAAGGAGCGTATTAATGCGTGATTTAGAGCATTTGGTACAAAAAGCTATTTGCCAATACTTGGACCTTAGAGGCGTACTATATTTCAGCGTGCCAAATGGAGGACAACGTAATAAGATTGTTGCTGCTAAATTAAAGGCGGAAGGTGCAAAAGCAGGAATACCAGACCTATGTATTATTCATGAAGGACAAGCATTCTTCCTTGAGGTTAAAAGACCTGCAAGTGGTAGCTCAAAGAAAGGCTATTTAAGTCCTGTTCAGAAAGAGATGATTGAACGAATTGAACAGGCAGGTGGAGAGGTTAAAGTAGTGTACTCAGTGGCAGATGTTATTGAAGCAATGATAGATTGGCAGATAAACGTACTATGATTGACTTACATAAAGGCGACTGCTTAGAGGTGATGGATAGGCTAATTGCTGATGGCGTTAAGGTTGATGCTATTATTACAGACCCGCCTTATGGAACTACAGCGTGTAAATGGGATAGTGTAATTCCTTTTAATGCTATGTGGGAACGACTAAATAAACTCATAAAACCTAATGGTGCGATTGTGTTGTTTGGTTCAGAACCATTTAGCAGTACTTTAAGGATTAGTAATATTAAGAATTATAAGTATGATATAACTTGGAACAAAGTAGCGATAACAAACCCTATGTTATCTAAAAAGCAACCATTAAGATGTATAGAAAATATATTATTATTTTATAAAAAGCAGCCAACTTAT